CACCGCTGAGGTTCTGACCGTTGTAGTCTATAACATTTTCTGTGGTTGAAACGTTGAAAACTTTGAGATATCCCTGTGCTTCTTGATTGCGTTTAGGAGTATAGCTGACTAGATTAGCCAGCTGTACCACGGAATCACGTCTTTCAGCTGTGTCTAAGAAGTTTTCGCGGATGTTTAAATCGTTACGGAAAGCCAGTGCTTGGCCCATAAAGGCCATGACGTCCAAGAGAGCTACAAACTCTGACGATTCAATGTAGTCATTGAAGTTTTCAGGGTAATAGATACGAATATAATCAACAAAGCTCTTACGCAGAGTCTCAAAATCATAACTTTGAAAGTCTGCTTCTCGATATGTTGTGTAGATCCGTTTCCAGTCTTCTACCCCAAATATTGCTGTTTGTCTAGTAGTCTTGGCCATAATACCTTCCGTGAAGTATTTATGGTTTGAATAAACGGCTCAGATTTAGATGTAACTGGCGGTGCGAGTCTGTTGATCAAAGAATACACTCAGCAGTTCAGCAGTTTGTCCCTGCACTGTTTGTATTTCTAACTCAACGAGAATGCCGTTGACCTGTGGGTAGGCTTCGGCACTGGATAGATAAATCCTTGGATCTTGTCCCACGATGCGTTGCATTTCCTGTACTATTAGTGAGGCTGTTTGTTCTGTTTGTGGTTCAAATACCAAGTTCCACATTGTAGTACCTACTTCGGGCCTACCAACTTTTTCACCTTGTCGTATATTGAAATAGTTCAGCAAGTCGCGCTTAATCAACTGGAAGTCCACAAGTGTGAACTTCTTGTACTGATCGATGGTGTTGAATCCAATAAATGTAGCCATGGTCTAGTATTTAAGCCGTTTGTATGGGAGGAAGACCGCGGCGGCGACGTTCAGCATTTATGTTGGCTAACACAATGGGGTCGTCTCCGGAATAAGTTAGATCCGCATCAGTTACATTGGAATATATGGTAAACGGAGTGGTGTAGTTGGGAGTGGTGATTTTAGCATCTCCGATCACCGACGTGACTGCGGAATCTATTCCACTGCGATTTACAGTAGAAGTAGATCCTATACCTGTGGTGCTGTAGCCTTTGAGGGCGTCACTGATTTTTTGGTTGGCAAGATCCACTGCATACTGGGCTCCACGAACCAGTTTGTTGATCTCAGAGTTTTTGTTTGAATCTCCCAGTTTTCCTTGTATCCACTGTTTGACTGTTTCTGCTCCATATTTAGATCCGGCCTGCACAATACCAGCCAGTTTTGCAGGATCTTCGCCACCAGTTACTACTCCTGCAGATCTGAGTCGTTGCAATGATTGTGAATAAAGATCTGTTTGTACCTGTGCTTGTAAGTTACGATCTGACAACAAAGCAGACACATTGCTGACCCCTGATTGCCCGGTCCACACCGACGGACTGGTCAACACGTCTACGGCGGTGGCTGTACCATCGCTCAAATAAAACTCAACTGTGCCTGGTTTGAGATATCCTGCGGCTTCCAACTGTGCTGGTGTTAACTTGTATTCTCCAAGTCCTTCCTCACTGAGATCAGTGGAATCTTGGCCAGAGTCTAGCCTGGTTTGTGCCAACATACCTGTGACTTGATCAGGCTCAATCGAACCTATGCTTCTTGTGGCTGGCTGTTGTACTTCATAGTCTTCGGCCTGTATTGGATTAAAATCTACATCTTGTATCTCTGCATACTTGGTGTTGATTTCTCCTGACACAGCCACTGGTGCTGTGGATGCTTGTAGATCAGTTTGATTGTTGATACCACGATTGGCCAAAGGATAAGGTTGATGTGTGGGTGCTCGAGTAACGATTGATGTCAATGCTCCATTTTGCACCACCCAGCCTCGGTTTTGTTCAAACTTGACGTCGGGCAAACTTTGTTTGAGTATATCGCCAGGTTTGGGTACGTCAGGCGCATCACCGCCATTGAGAGAAATACAACCAGCACTGAGTACCATGTTGCTACCAGCATCCCAGGTTCCTGATTTATCAGATTTAAGGCTCAATGTTCCATCGCTCTTGATGCCCACATATTCTTTGCTGTACAACAACATGGCCTTGGATGATTTGGCAGTGATCAATTCACTCTCTAGAGCAATAGCTCTTTCGCCTTTGACATTGATCACCCCTTTGGCATTCATATTGATGTTGCGGTCGGCATGCAAGTTGATGTCACCGTTACTGCGCAGATTGATAGAGTTGGTCGAATAGATATCCACAGTACCTTGGTTACCAAACTCCAACCATGTTTGACCATTGGCGTGTATGATAAAGAAGCAATCTCCCGAATCACTCATTGTGATCTGATGGCCTTTGGATGTACGCAATCGTACCAAGGCATCGTTGCCAGAAATATCACCATCATCCATGACAAAAGAATGTCCGCCACGACGTGCGACTATTGTGGCATCTTGAGGATTTAAACTGCCTGACTGTGCTCGTTGCAGTACGTCAGCATCGGTCATACCTCCAAGGTATATAGGTCTGCCAGGAGTGCTGATGCCATATACTGTGCTGGGGCTTTCTCGTTGGGCGTTAGAGTTGATGGGACCTCGTATGGGATCTTTGATCAAGCCTTGCTGTAACATCACAGCGGCAACAACAGAGTGTACTGGTTTTTTGCTGTCGTAAAATTTGGGGTTTTCTGCAATCTGTTGATTGTTGATGTTGAGCTCAACCACTGGCAGTTGTTTGGCGCCATTGAAATAGGGTTGCTGTGCGCTGTTGTCTAGTTTAAAGTTGCGCGACGCACCAATGGCTGGTAACATATGGTTGACGCCGGGCTCGACCACTGCTCCAAGATAATAACCATAGTTAGAGTCACCAGAAGCAAAAAAGCATATCAGTTGTGTGCCAATGTCGGGAGGCGTGAACCACATACCGTAGCTCTGCTTGTTAAGTACATAGCTACCTTCGCCTGTTTGTTGATCAGCGGGCGGATTCGTGGTCCCATAAAATGGACTCACAGGACTCACAGGACGCCAGAGATCTGGATTGGTTTTGTCAGGGCCGGCAAAGTCTTCGATCCAAACTTTGACTTGTCCACTACGAGTGCTGTCAAGTACCTGGCGCACTTCGCCAATGTACATACCCACTTGTGTGGGTGCATTTCCTCGATCTAATCTATAACCACCGGGTATACCCGATGAGCGTTGCATATTATTTGCCATGGTTTTCTACTTATTAAGGTCATGCCTGGAACGGACTAAAAGCCGATGCTTCATCATCGTTGGGAGTTGATGATCCAGGTTTGACCGACGGCGGACCTGCTTGTGCGGCTATGATGGCGGCGGCGTCGCTGGTTCCATAGGGATCTGCCCAGTCTGTGGGAGCGGGCAATGCGCCGTTGAGAAATCTTGCACGGGCAGCCGCGGTTTCGTTGGCAGCGATCTGGTTGTCCACTCTGCGAACATCGGCTTGTTGTCCACGAATGCCATCGGCCGATGCGTTTTGTTCTGCGTTGACTCTGGTTACTGTGGAACCTTGTGCTTGGACTTGACCTGTGGCAGTGGCTGGATTAAAGTATCGTACAGCACCTATTAATCGCTGTGTAAATTTTCCTTGTCTGAAGTTACTTTTGACCAAAAGAGCATTGAATACTGTGCTCTGCGGCTCTAGTGCTATGTCAGCAGTGGTCTGCCCATAGAGGCCGCCATTGGAGTTAATGGCCGCAAGACCACTGCTGAGATTATAATCATTCACAGGATTAAACTTTATTTCGTATAAGACTTCACTGGCCGCGGTATTCACAGATCCATCGGGCATAAACGGGCTAAGATTGATTGATTTTGGATCGTTATAAAATACTTCGCTTTGTTGTACCCAATCTGGATCGCCTATGATAGTCAGCGAGGCTTTTTGTATATCGGCATCATTGTACAGTCTCTCAGCCAACTGTGCCGCTGGGGTAGTAGTATCTCCTGTGCCGCCGGTGCCTTCAGAGTTGGGTTTGTTTTGGAATGCTCGCTTTTCGTAGATGCGCGAGCTTGAAGTCCAATCAGCAAATGGCACGCCTCCTTGGAAGTTAGAGAAAGTCGTGGTATAGTTGTAGTCTACTTGTATGTCTAGGTCTAGTACTTCAGCGTTTTCGCCAGTGAACCAGTAGTTATAAACTTTGTGCGTTCCTCTGAATCTAGCAGGAGGAAATACTGCCACTCTGGGATCATTGATTTGATACGGAGAAACCGTGTACACGATCTTATACGACAGATTTCGACGTATGTTGTCATATTCCAATGGGGTCACTTGGCACCCTATGCGAAACCACTGCACCGTGGCCACAGGAGTCTGTGCTTTTGGTTGTTTTGTCTGTTCGTCAAATATGACATTTTGTTGGCTTGTGATATAAGTGCTGTTTCTTATCACAAGATCGATCAACTGCACAATCTGCGTTCCTCGTGTGACGCTCCATGTTTTTGAATTATTGTTGTAGCTACTGGTTTGAGGATTCAAAGCCTGGTTGGCCGTGGTCGGCGGGGGAGTTGCTGTGCGCTGTTTGTCTTGTCGCCCAGGACGAGCTATCTTGGCATCACTGAGTCCTTTGACATTGGCTATCACGATTTCGTATTGATCAGCTCTTTGTTGTTGTCTAGTATCGACCAGATTTTTTTGATGTTCATTGAGGGCTTGGGCCAACCCATTGGTATACTGCTTGAGAGCAGAAATAGGAGTAGCGTTGGGCGGAGGATTGCTGGATCCTTCTTGATCTCGTGCTAGATCTTCATTGTTGGCAGTATTGGTCCTGGACAATACAGTCTTGCCATTGAGCAAGGTGGCTACATCAGGAGCTTGTAGTTCAAAATCAAAAGGTATGGTAGCATACATCTGACTGAAGCCCACGGCTGTCTGTGGAACTGTGGCTGTGACCACGTATTCTATTACTTTGTTTGCTAACTTATATCTGATGTCAGCGATCTGGAAAGGTATCCATTTTTCAATCACAGCATTGTTGTCGCTGCCAACTTCTTTTATGCCCAACTGGCTACCATTGACCATTTGTCCGTTGGCATCATATCCGTAAAATCTTATGACCATGAGAAAGTTTTGATTGGCTTCACTCACTGTAGAAGTACCAATATTTTGGTGTTCTCGCACAGCTTTTCTCAAGCGTTGTATAAAAGTAATACCAGTGGGCTCAGTGACAGTAAAGTTTAATGTCAGTGCGTTGTGTGCCCGTGTGCCACCTTGGGTACCAATCGAGCTATCGATATTGATGTTGTCAAGGTAAAAGTCAACATCAAAATACTTGTTGCGTTGTCCTATGCCAAATCCTGCACCTTGATCGATACCTCCGCTTTGGATGATCAACTGTTGGGTAGGCAACACTTTCTTCTGAGCGATCAGCATTCTTTTGTATTCTTCGATGTTCAACAAATAAATGCTGACAGCGTAGTTCATTGAAGCTAACTTGGCCAGTGGGTTCGGGGTAGGAATGATTGGTGCTAAAAACTCAGGAGCGATTGCTGGACGACCGCCTTCGGCTATGCCTGATCCAGACACCGCGCCTGGTTGTGATCGTTGATCATCTGACGGTGCTCCTGGAGCACCAGCACCTTGAGATCTGGCTAAAATCACTGTTGGACGATTTGCGCCAACAACAGCAGATCCATCGTCATTGCCTATATCTTCAGGACCACCCAACAATCTTGGTTGATCAGCGTTGGTATCTTCTGAAACATTTTCTGGCACGTCAATGAGTTCACCTTCGTCATTGAAAGTTTGCAACGGTGCTGGAGGATTTTGAGCGCGAGCGTCGTCGTCGGCTGCTCGTTGTGCTTCAATGGCATCGGCGCCCGACGAAGTCACAGCAGGTCGAGGTGCGTTGTTTTGTTCGTTGTATCTAGCCTGACCAAGTTCAGTGATGAGTTGGGTAGACGACAGTCTAACACCGTTGATTCCTGTGTCTATATCTTTGGTCCGTGCTGTGTATACTTGTACCAGTTCTCTTTCTGGTTCTATCACAGCATCTCGAGCCATGTCACTGATTTCTCTCTTGGCTGAATTGTTGTTGGTGGTTGCCAGGCCAAGAAAGTTGTTTACT